TTTGTGGGATGGATACCAATTTTCAGACTACCTAAATCAAGCAGTTCGTACAACTGATAGTCCAACATTTGCTTCAATAAATACTGGACCTGGATTTACGGAAGTTCATCTAATGAACCAAAATATCCGTACATCTGATAGTGTATCATTTACAGGATTAAATATTACAGGTGGTGGTGTGGCTCAATTCTATACATCAGCTGGTAGTTTACGAGGATATATTCAAGCAACCGATACTGATGATAACCATTTAATTATAGCAACTTCAGGTGGTGAAGATATTGTATTTAGAGATGGTGGTTTAGCGGGAGACCGTAATATGGTCATTAGAGGAAATGCTACTGTGGAAGCATACGGTGATTTTAGAGCACCAATATTCTATGACTCATCTAACACCGGATTTTATGTAGATCCTGCATCAGATATATCTGCTATTTTTGCTGGAAGTGTTGGATTAAATAACACATCACCTATAAATACTGCTTGGGGTAACGCTACTAACACAAAACAATTATCTATATTAGGTTCTAATTATGCAGTTATAAATCTAAGAGGTGATTTAAACGGCGCTAGGACATTTTCAATGGGCGCAGGTGATAACACCTTTTATATGGCGTATGATAATACTGCCGGTAGACACAATATTACTGTAAATAGTAGTGGTAATGTAACGGCAGCAGTTGATTTTAGAGCACCTATATTCTATGACTCAAACAACACTTCATTCTATGTAGACCCGAATAGTACATCAGTAATAACAAACTTAAATGTAAATGGATTAGGAAGATTTATTAATACTGGAGCACCATTTATGAGATGGGAAAATACTGCAGCTGCTGGTTATCTATTGCTTGGAATGTATGATGACTTAGGTGCTCAAAGAGTATGGTTTGGATTAGCTGGTAGAACTCAAACATTTGGTTCATTTGCAGCATACTCACAAGATGGTTTATCTATGAACTTGGACGGTGCAGGTGCAATGAATATTTCCAACAGAGGTTCATCTAGAAGAATAAATCTTAATACTGGTACAGAAGGACTTTCTAACTTTACAACTTTAAGGTTAGATAATCAAAATGTATTTGTAACACCGGACTCAGTAAATGGCGCGTTTTATACTCCAATATTATATGACTCAAATAACACTGCATACTATATTAATCCAGCGGACCTTTCAATACTATTAGATGTTGAAGCAAGAGGTGGTATAGAATTAAGGAGAGATTTAAGTCCAGCAACCGGAATATCTTTTTACACACCATCTTATCATAACTGGCAAATATATATGTCACCAGCTGGTGCTACTGGAGCTGGAGCGAATGGCAACCTAACCGCACCATCCGGCCTCACATCCGTTTCATCTTGGGCTTTAAGGTCCAGAATGGAAGGTGTAAGTACATATGGGTGGTTATGGGAAGTTGGTGGTAGTGGTGGCGGTAGTGCAACCGCAAGTCCTGTGATGGAACTAAGTCAGGCTGGAATATTAACTTTAACCGGACAAGTAAGAGCACCAATATTCTATGATTATAATGATACCGGATTTTATGTAGATCCTCGTTCTCAGTCCAGAATGAGTGGACTTCGTTTGGATGGTATTGATAATGAGGCATCTGGAACTGATGCAATTCTTTGGATTAATAAACCAAACAACAATGACTGGGCAATGATTGTTTCTGGTAATTTGGAGTTTGGTATTGATATGAGAATGGCAGCATCTCATATATACGCATATAGAGCGTTAAGAGCGGGTAATGAATATTACAGAGTAGGTAGTGATTTAGTTTATCACGATACTGAAATGAGAGCACCTATATTTAGGGATCTCAATAACACTGGATTTTTTGTGGATCCTGCAAGTGGTTCTAATTTTAACTGGGTAACAATAAACGATTGGTATTATATCAATGGTGCATTGGGTATGTATTGGAACTCTTATGGTAGAGGATTTGTAGCACCAGAACAGCAAGGTAACCCATACGGTAATGTAACTACCTTTAATACTGGTAGAAATGGTTGGGCCGGATGGGGTATCGGTAGTAGATATACCTTAATGAGTACTAATGGTGATAATGTTGGTATGTATGATAGTGCTAGGGGTTGGATTTGGTATATGAGTGGAGGTGACCTAAATCTCTATTGGGCTGGTTCTCGTAGAGCTAATGTAACAAGTCATGGTGTATACTTCGATGCAGATGCTAGAGCTTCTATATTCTATGATCACGATACCTCATATTATTTTGATGGAAATAGTACATCTAGATTATGGAGATTAAATATACAAAACTCTCAAGGTGGTGGTGGTTCTAATGGAACTGTTGGTATAAGAATTGCAGGACTTGGGGATTATCCTTCTCTTGAACTGGGTATTATCGGTAATTACGATGGTATGATACGCAGTTACGGAAATGATTTACGATATTACTCCGGACATTGGCAAACAATAGGTGCAACCGCATCTGAAAATCACTCCCATTTTTGGTATACTAGTAGAGCTGGTAGTGCAGATTGGTCTACTCCAAAAATGACATTGGATCACAATGCTAATCTATTCGTCACTGGAACGATGAGGACACCATCAATTTATAGTGATTATTTTTATGACCAAGGTGGTACATTCTTATTTAGAGTTGGTTCAAATAGTGGAAATACTAGACACATTAACTTAGCAAATAGTACATCCGATCCATCCGCGGTTGGTTCAGCTACTGGTATTACATCTGGACAAAGGGGTGATGGTGTTCCTTATTACTTAATTTATGTGAAATCTCCATATAATAATGGATACAGTACATACACAAGACTTTCGGTAGGATGGCATACTGGTTTGGAATTAGGTGGTAACCCTGCTTATGGTGGTACAACTATAATGGCAGACTCTCCCGGAGTTAGTACTTCAGTATTAATGAGTATTGGTAGAGGAGACTCAAATGTAAGAATTACAAATAATTTATTTGTACCTTTCATTTATGATAGTAATAACACTGGATATTATCTAGATCCTAATAGTGTATCTCAACTTCATTATGTATTGGCAGATAACTGGTTTAGACCTCAGGGAGCAACCGGAGTGTATTGGCAATCATACGATACAAGAATATTCTCCGATGACTCAACTTATATAAAATCTAGATCAAATAATGGTTGGGTAATTTATGATAGAAGTGCAGGTTTGAGAGGATATCTATACTTCGATGGTAGTGGATTTGGATTATTACACTCTAGTGGTGGCTGGGCTGTAAGAACTACACCTAGTGAAGTTGAATTATACAATGTAACCTACGCTAACGATTTTAGAGCATATATTTTCTACGATAGAGATAACACAGCATTCTTTTGCAATCCCAACGGCCGTTCTCGTTTATCATCTATGGATTATGGTGATGGTGGTTATTATTTTGCTGGTGGTAGCTGGGGTTGGAGACACAATACTCCATTCGGATATATCGAATTTGGACCGGCTAATGGTTCCCATGCTCACATTTATACCAATCTTTCAAACTTCTATTTCAACGCTCAATTACAAGTTAATGGTGGTAGTTTAATAAATACTAGTGATATTCAGGCAAATATATTCTACGATAGGCAAAATACTGGATTTTATGTAGATCCTGCAAACCAAAATAGCTATATATATGGATTGGTATTATCGGGAAGTACATATTTTAGACCAAATAGCTGGATACAAATGGATGGTCTTTTTGGTATTTACTGGCCTGGATATTATGGAGCACATATATATCCTAATAATGGTAGCACATACACTCAATATAGATGGGATGGTCAAAAGAACGGATATGATGGTGTGTATCTAAGTTATAGTGCCGTAGCTGGAATGATGTATGATGGTGGTGGAAACGGTGGTGTATATAGAGAAGCTAATGGTAGATGGTATTTCTACTATCTATTATCTAACGATTGTATGGGTATTGGTACATCAGCTACATCTTCTACATATTCTTTATATCTAAACAAAGGTGTATTTGCTCAATCTAGAATTGATGCTACAATATACTATGATACAAACGATACTGGATATTATTTAGACCCTAATACTACATCTGACCAGGCTTTAAGAATTAGAGGTGGTTCTTTACATGGTCCAAACCCAACATGGGGTAAGTACCTTTTAGTTGGTGGAGATGGAAGAAATAATAGAGTAGATGATCCTAATGTGGCTTCTATTTGTACTACAAATGGTAACTTACACATGGATGCTGCTAGTGGTTATGGTATGTATCTAAACTACTACGATGGTAGTGTAATTTATTTTGGTGGTGGTGCATACAACACCTGGGGTGAATTTAGTGGTGGTATATTCTACGCATATAACCAAATGCGTTCACCGATAATGTATGACTATAATAATACTGGATACTATTCAGACCCTAATGGTAGCTCTCGTTTAAATGAAATACTATTAGATCAGGGCTATAACTACGGATGGTGGAGAAACTATGGTTGTACTGGATTGTATAACCAATCCTATGCTAGAGGTATATGGGCAGTTGAATGTGGTGGTAACTCCTATGGTAACTATACAACTTATGATGGTGGTAGAAACGGATGGCAAGGATGGGCTATCAGTTCTCGTTGGGTATTAATGAGTACGGGTGGTGATAACATTGGTATTCATGATAATAGTAGAACTTGGATGTACTATTGGGACGGTGGATACCATCGTTTCAACTACGGATATGTTGAGGCACAGGGTTCAATGCGTTCTCCTATATTCTATGACTCAAATAATACTGGATATTATGTAGATCCAAACGGTGGATCATATTTTGCTGGTTCTATGGAACTAGCTAATGGATATTACTTAACAAATGGAGTAGGTGGTGCCATATTCGTAAGTGCCGTACAAGGCTCATTCGGTGGATATATACGATGTGCTAGACACTTAGTAATAGAAACATATCAATCAGGTCACCACACTTATGTTTTAGATGCTACAGGAACTGGAGTTGTTAAGCTTTGGACAAACCAATTTTGGCAAGCACACTCGGATAGAACACTTAAAACTATACATTCTAACATAACTAATGTATTAGATACATTGAATGATATAACTCCTGTATATTTTTCGTTAAATAATATTGAAAATGATAAAAATAGAATAGGATTAATAGCTCAAGAAGTTCAAATACATTATCCTGAATTGGTGGATCTTGATCCTATGAATGATAAACTTTTATTAGATTACACTGGAATGGTACCTGTATTGTTAGCTGCGATTAAAGAATTGAAAGCGGAATTGGATGTAGTTAAAGAGGAATTGAATACATTAAAAAATCAATAAATAAAAAAAATATATATTTATACTAAACAAAAACAAAAAATAAAATGGCAGAATTAAACGAAACAAACGATATCTATGGTTTGACATACGAATGGAAACTTACTGGATTAAGAAAAGTTGATAGTGGTGGGTTAGATGGTATTGTAATTGGAACTAACTGGAAATTGACGGGTATAGATGCAAATGGTTTTAGTGGATCTTTTGCTGGAGCAACTCCATTTAAGGTTGAAAACTTAAATACATCTTCATTTACACCATTTACTGAATTGGATGAGAATACAATATTGACGTGGGTTAAGGATGTAGTTTTTGATAGTTCAACATATTGGGAGCACATCAACACTCAAATCTTAAAATCGGTTAGAGATACTAAGAGTCCAGTTGTTATTTTAACTGAAAATGATTTACCTTGGGCGCCAGCGAGTGGATCTTCAGTACCACCTACTCCAACTGCTCATTTAGAATAAATTTAATACCAATGGTTTCAGCAAATAACTAAAACATAATATAAAAATAAATTTGTGTTTTGAGACGTTATGTTATATTTATATGTGTATTTCAATATGAATTACGCAAATAATAATAAAATATAAAAAACAATGGCAGAAAGAATTGTATCACCTGGTGTTTTTACAAGAGAAAACGATTTATCATTCTTATCACAAGGAATTGGTGAAATCGGAGCGGCATTTATAGGACCTTTTAAGCAGGGACCTGCATTCGTTCCAACAATTGTTAGAACCCAGTCCGAATTTGAGGAGATTTTTGGAACTCCTGATGGAACTTATTATACTGATTATGCAGTTCAAAATTATTTAAGAGAGGCTGGAGTAGCAACAATTGTGAGAGTTGGTGGTGTAGGAGGATATACTCAAGTTGCACCTTTAGCAATCGTAGCATCTGGTTCAGCTGGTAATAAAATCGTAGGTGTATTGCATAATACTAATAGATTATACCAAAATGTTGGTTTTACCGGAACTACTATTGATAGTGATGATGATGGTAAATTTTTAGTAACATTCCCATCTGGAGCTTTTGCAAATGCATCCGCAGTTGCAGTATCTGCATCTATTTTACCTAGAGATATAAACGATATATCTGATGTATTTGGTGAGTCTCCATACGGTACTTTAGGTACAACTGCTAACATTTATACTTACGCATATTTTGAGCATTTTGCATCTCAATCAATTGATGCGGTTGTAAGTGAAGTTGTACTTCCATCTCAAGTATATACTCAAGATGCTACATTTGCTTCAACACCTTTTGTAAAATCACAAAACATTAGTGGAACTAGATTTAGTTTATTCCGTTTCCACACTTTAGGTGATGGTACTTTATACAATACTAAATTTAAGATTGGTATTTCTAATGTAAAAGCTGCTGGTGAAGATGGTGGAACTGATTACTCTGTATTTAGTGTGACTGTAAGAAGTTTCAGTGATACTGATAGAAGAAAAGTTGTATTGGAAACATTTAACAATGTTAACTTAGACCCTGCATCTCCAAACTATATTGCAAGAGTAATTGGTGATAGAGAAGTAACAATTGACTCCAATGGAAAAATTACAGAGACTGGTGATTATACAAACCGATCAAAATATATTAGAGTAGAAGTTTCTGCTCCTGGATCATTCCCAATTTCTGCAGCACCATTTGGACATGATGCATACATTAATCCGATTACAACAACTGGACAAGATACATTAGTACCTGCTGTAGTATATTCAACACTATCTACCGGTAACGATACATCATCTCCAATTAATTTTAGTGGATTTGATTTTGAGAGTGCTGGAATTAAAATTGATAACACACAGTATCTAAAACCAATCCCAACTAATGCTGGAACTGGTTCTAATGTACCATTCTCATTTGACGCAAATGGCTTAACATTCCAAATGACTGGTTCCAATTCTTCTGATATGGTAAAAAGACAGTTTGTGTTAGGATTTCAGGAAGGATTTGATGGAACAAATCCAGTTATCAAACCTTCATTGGGAGCGGATATTAGTAATGATAACACACAAGGATTTAATTGTGCTAGTGCTGTTAGCAGTGGTACAACTGCGTATGTTAAAGCAATTAATGCAGTATCTAATCCGGATGAGTGGGATATCAATATGGTAGTAACTCCTGGTATTATTAGAAGATTACATCCATTTGTAACTACAAAAGTTATCGATATGGTAGAAGCTAGACAAGATGCATTCTACATTGCTGATTTCAATGGAGCAAATGATACAATTTCACAAGCAACTGAGCAAGCAAATGCAGTAGACTCAAACTACGCAGCAACTTACTATCCTTGGGTAAAAACTGTTATCGCTCCTACTAACAAATTAGCAAGTGTGCCACCTTCCGTATTGTTACCTGCAGTATTTGCATCTAACGATAGATTAGCGGCAGAATGGTTTGCACCAGCTGGTTTGAATAGAGGTGGTATCATTGGAGCTGTTAATGTTCTAAACAGATTAACACACTCTGAAAGAGATACTCTATATGAGAACAAAGTAAACCCAATTGCGGCATTCCCTGGACAAGGTATTGTGGCATACGGACAGAAAACTCTTCAAGATAGAGCATCTGCATTGGATAGAATTAATGTTAGAAGATTGTTGATTGCAGTTAAGAAATTTGTAGCATCTACATCTAGGTTCTTGGTATTTGAGCAAAACACATCTACTACTAGAACCCGTTTCTTAAACACCGTAAATCCATACTTTGAGGCAATCCAACAGAGACAGGGACTTTACGCATTTAATGTGGTAATGGACGAAAGTAATAACACACCTGATGTTATTGATAGAAATATATTAGCCGGACAGATTTTCTTACAACCCGCTAAGACTGCTGAATTCATTGTAATTGATTTCAACATCTTACCAACTGGAGCAAGTTTTTCAGCATAATAACTAAAAATCAGGCAAACGAATATTTATTAATATAATTAAAAGAAATAAAAATGGCAGAAATATTAGAATTCGATAAAATGTTCTATACGAACTTTGAACCAAAGATGAAGAACAGATACGTCATGGAAATTGATGGTATCCCTTCATATATGATTAAAGCTGCAGCTAGACCTTCAATTAACTTTGAAACCATTACTATGGATCACATCAATGTTAAGAGAAAGTTGCAAGGCAAGGGTGAGTGGCAGGACATTACAATTACTCTATTTGACCCAATCGTTCCTTCTGGAGCACAGGCAGTAATGGAGTGGGTTCGTTTAGGACACGAGTCTATTACCGGTAGAAGAGGATATGCTGATTTTTACAAAAAAGATATTGATATCTATATGTTAGGACCTGTTGGTGATAAGATTGAACAATGGAAACTAAAAGGAGCATTTATTGTATCTGCTAATTTTGGTGACCTTTCTTTTGACTCCAACGAACCTGCCTCAATTGAATTAGGATTAGCTTACGATTACGCAATACTTGAGTTTTAATTTTAGTGATTATATAATTAGTAAGAAAAACCTCTACATTGTAGGGGTTTTTTTATTTCTAACTTTTTAAACTTTATATATTTATATATGAAACTAAAAAAATATAATGTAAAGTTATGGAACAACAAAAATATGATTTTCCAACCGAATTGTTGGATTTACCATCAAAAGGATTAGTTTATCCAAAAGAGCATCCATTATCCAAAGGAACAATTGAGATAAAATATATGACGGCAAAGGAAGAGGATATTCTTTCAAATCAAAATCTTATCAAAAAAGGAGTAGTATTAGATAAATTATTTGAGTCGATAATCGTAGATAAGAGTATAAATCCAAATGATATTACTATTGGAGATAAAAACGCAATAATTGTAGCAACTAGATTATTGGGATACGGACATGAATATAAAATGTCATTCTATTCTTCAAAATTAGGTAAAACTATTGAAACTACTGTTGATTTATCAGAAATTAAAACAAAGGAAGTAGATTTTTCAATATTCAAAAATGCAAATGAGTTTACTTTCGAAACTCCATTAGGTAAAAACAAAATTAAGTTTAAGTTATTAACACATGGTGATGAGGGTGCAATAGAAAAAGATATTGCAGCATTGGAAAGATTGGGAAAGGATGTATCCGCTGATATTACAACTAGATTAAGATATATGATTATTTCAGTAGATGGAAACTCTGAAGTATCACATATAAACAAATATATAAACGGAATGTTGGCTAGAGATAGTAAATCATTTAGAAATTATGTAAAAAGTATTTCTCCAGATATGGATATGACCTTTACATACACCTATGATGATGGTGAGGTGGAGGAGGCGCCTATAAATTTAGGTGTTAGCTTTTTTTGGCCTTCCGAATAATCATAGTATATTATTACATACTCAAATATTTGAAATGTGTAATTATGGGAATGGGTTTACGATGATGGACTTATACCAAATGCCTACAAAATTTAGAAGGTTTTATTATAATAAATTATTGGAAGCAAAAACTGCAGAAACTAAAGCTATAGAAAAAGCAAATAAACCAAAAACTAATAGTGGAAGAGTTAGGATTAGAAAATAGTCCTAACTTTTTTTTTAACTCATATTTATATATAATTAATGTAAATTTTATAATTATGCCTAGATATAAAATATCAAAATCAAACCTTAAAGAATTTTTTGGATTTTTTGGAAAACCAAAAAAGCCAAAAAATATAGATGATATTATAAAAAATGATCCTGTGCTGCAAAAACTAGATAAGGAAATTGGTGATTTGAATAAAAAAGCTTCAGACAGATTAAAAAATGATGAGGAAGCTATGAGAATTCTAAAAAAATTAGGTATTGAGGTAACATAATCAATATGAACGCAGAACAAATTCAAGAACAATTAGAGTTATTACAAATAGAACAAAGGAGACTTAAGCAGCAAAGAGAACTCTTAGAAGCTGCTGGTCAACTCGATGCTGCTCAGCAAGCTCAGTTAAATAATATCAAAGAGCAAGAGAAAGAAAATAAAAAATTAGTTCAAAGAGAAAAGGATAGACTTACTGGTTTAAAAACATATAGTAAAGAATTTGAGTCTTTTAGTAAAAAATTCAGATCAATGTCTACTGATGTGCAGAACCAACTAAAAGGAACAAATGGTACTGCAAGTGTTTATCTGAATTTAGGAAGAAATATAGCTGAAGCTAAAAAAATTCAAGCTGAATTGGCAAATGCAGAAACAGATGCAGAAAAAGAAGCACTTGCAGCTGCACAGCAAAGAGAAAGTTTATTTACCGAAATGGCAATGGAGCAGGCGGCTCAAGCTAAAGCAACTCAAAAAGCAGAAGATGATTTAAGGGGAATTGGTGATGCACAGCAGAGAATAAACGAAATCCTAAGAAGTAATAATGGATTAACTCAGCAACAAAAGCAGGAATTAATAGACGGCATTAAAGCAACAGAAGCATCTAGATTAAAGCAAGAAAGGCTTAACACTATATTAGAAGAACGAAAAAATTTATCTGAGGCATTGCCTGACTCTTTAAAGAGTGGAGTTGAATTTGCTAAAAAATTAGGAGGTGCTTTAAAATCTGGAGCGGGACCGATGGTATTGCTAGCAGCTTTAGCCACAGCTGCTATAACATCATTTATCGCCTTAGATGCCGCAGCTACCGAATTTAGAAAAGAAACCGGCCTTACAAATACTCAAACGGCAGAAATAAAAGAAAATGCTAATGAAATTGTAGGTCAATTTGGAAAATTAGGTGTTGAGGCAAAAGATGTATTTGATACAGTATCCGCATTAAAAACTGAATTTGGTGATGTATATGATACTTCACAGGCAACAACTGCCGCTTTAACTGTATTAGGTAAAAACTTTGGAATTTCAGCGGAAAATGCGACAAAAGTTCAAGGTGTTTATGAAAGAATGGGTGGGTTATCATCCGAAACTGCTGCCAATGTTCAAATGCAAGCTGCTAAGATGGCAGAGATGGCGGGGGTTGCTCCTGCTAAAGTTGCTCAAGATATTGCAGATGCGGCAGAGGAGTCCTATAAGTTTTTCAAAGGTGATGTAGTTGCATTAAATGCTGCGGCAATTCAAGCTAGAAGGTTGGGCACTAATCTTAAAGATGTATTAGAGGTTAACCGAAAACTTTTAGATTTTGAAGGTACTATTGAAGATGAATTAGTAGCTGCAACTTTTGCTAATGGGCAATTTAATCTAACACAAGCTAGAACATTAGCTGCTTCAGGAAAACAAGTTGAAGCACAAGAGGAAATATTAAGACAAATTCAACGAAGTGGTGATTTTAGAAAACAAGACTTATTTACCCAAGAAGCTCTTGCAAAAGGTGCGGGAATGGAAGTTGGTGAAATCATTAAACGATTAGATACACAAGAAAAATTAGCTTCATTGAGTGAAGACGAAAGAAAAAGAGCAGAAGAGGCGATTAAACAAGGATTGGATATTACTAATATAGATGAAGACCAATTAGCAGCAGAAACTGCAAAGTTTGAAAGTCAAAAAGCACAGCAAGGAGTTGTAGAAAATATGCAAAATCAATTCACTGCTATAGCAGCTACTTTAGGTAGTTCATTAGTTCCTTTATTAGAAGTGTTAGTTCCCCTATTGGAGTATGCATTAAAACCTGTACAATATATGGCTGAAGGACTTAGTTTAGTTGTAGGGTTTACTAAAGAATATGCTGATATTCTTGGACCCATTGCAATTGTTATGGGAACTATTTGGACGATACAAAAAGGTATAGTTCTTTGGAAACGAAGAGAGGCAGTGTTGAGATTGTTAAATATGAAAAGAGCAGCAGCTCAAGCTGCATTAGAGGGACTTAGTAATCCAGTTAAAGCATTGGCTGGAATAGCCGCGGCTGCGCTTGTGATAGGGGCAGCCTCTTCATATATGTCAAAAGCGGGTGACTTAAAATCTCCAGCTGATGGTAAAACTGTAGTATCAACAAAAGAAGGTGGATTATTTGAATTATCACCAAATGATGATTTAGTAGCAGCTCCTGGAGCAGCGAATGCTTTGGAAAACGGTACTGGTGGTGAGGGTGTAAGTGTAAATCTATCACAATTAGCAGCACCATTAAACGCTATGATAGCTGAAATACGAGGTTTGAGAGCGGATATGGCGAGTGGTAAAATAGCAGTATATATGGATACAGAAAAAGTTACATCTAAAATTGGAAAACAGGTTGATCAAAGTACCAGAAACAATTATAGTTTAGGACAGGCTTAATAAATAAATAATATGCCATCATTAAAGGATCTTTTTAGAACACAAAAATTACCAACTCAAGACAATAAAGTTGCTGCAACGGTATATGATATACGAAATAGTAAGAATATCCGAATTACTACCGCAAATGGTATATTAAATGGTACCGTATTTCCTATTGTCCAAAAAACATTAAGAAGTAGTCCTTTACTAACCGCTAGAACCAAAGAAAACCTAGTAGAGTCTGAATTGGTGGGATTAAGAGCAATTAGGGGATTATCTTCACCTGTAATTTATGGAACTAGTTTAATACGATTTAAGAGAAAAACTACCAATGCGGTTGAAGTAATGAAAAACGCAACTAATGGTGGTAGTGAAGGTAGTAATTTTATTTTAGGTAGTACAGTTGCTAAACTTCAAGGTAAAGCATTAGAACTTGCATCTAGAATAGGAATACAATTTCCAGAAAATCTAATACCAACTAAATTAGCAGAAAAATCTTCATTTGCAAATAAGAAAGTGAAGGATACAATGATAATACTGAAGGATCTAAAGGAAGCTTCGGAAGGAAACCTAGTTGGTAAATTATTAGCATCAACTGCACAAGGTACACCAAATCAAATCGGAAGACAGGTATTGGGTACTGCAATAAGTTTGGCTAAAGATGAAATTAGAAGAAGTTTAACTTCATCATTTACTTTACCAACTGTGCCATCTATTGGAAATATTGGTAATCCAGTTATTGAACAAACTATATCATTGAGAAACTATACACCGAAACCGTATGATAATGGTAGGGATAAATATACTCAAAAAGTATCTCGAAGAGGAAATATAGCGTTTGATGGATTGAGTGGAATACTAACTGGATTGCAAGGTGGAAGAACTGCATATACAGATTTTATTTCACAGAAGAAACAATACGATGCATCAAATTTTGCAAATCCAGACTCTTTCAATCCAGGTAGTGTAGCTAAAAAGATTTTTGAAGATCCTCAAAAAGCATTTAATGATTTAGTTGCAGGTGCTGTGGATAATGCAACCACTCCCATTAATATAACTCAAAACATACCTTCTAGACCTACTAAACTTCAGGTGATGCAAAATAAATATCCCAGCTTAATAAGTAGAGAAAGACAATATAGTTTAGAGAAAAAAGGTATTAGAAATGGTAGTGATAGATTAAATCAATCTCCAACTTGGTATAGTGTAGATGGCACACCTCCTAAAGATCCTACTGATAAAACATTAGATGATTATGATTTAATTCCTTTTCGTTTTTACTCGATATCAAAAAAGACTGGTGTTAGTTTTAGAGCAACTATAAGTGGATTAAGTGAAACTATTTCCCCATCGTGGAATGCATCTAAATTTATAGGAAATCCATACAATTTTTATACATACGAAGGTGTTGAAAGAAGTGTTTCGTTTACATTCAAATTGTATGCATTGAATGGTGAAGAGCTAAAACGAACTTGGGAAAAACTATCATTTTTAAATACATTTGCATATCCACAGCAATACGCAGCTCCTTATGTGACACCACCTTTTATGAAGTTTACATTGGGTAATATGTATAAAGATAAAGAAGGATTTGTTGAGTCACTAACTTTTACAATTGATGATAATACATCTTGGGAAACCGGAATACCTCATATTAATAGTAGTGGATTACCATATTTGGATGACTCATTAGTAGATTACAAATTACCAACTATTATAGAAGTACAGATGACAATTAAATTTGTTGAGTCTCAAAGTACATATTGGAGTACAAATTCTGAAACTGGAACAATTAGTCCAAAGAGAGTTTATTATTATGGAGTGGATAGGTCGGTACAAACTAAAAGTGAAATTGATGGTAATATGCTTTTGGACGGAACTGCAATTCCTCCTTTAAGTGCATTGCCTGAAGGACAAGTTCAAACATCTGCATTATCTTCAGATGGCATAAATACAGATGTTCTTAATAATACTAAAAAAGAATTAATGACTGATAATAATGTAATTAAATTACCAACTGGAGTATCTGGTATACAAATGCCTGTGCAACAACAAAAATTAGCAGCTAAACAAGCTGGTGGTGGTATATTTAAAAAACTTTTTGGTGGAAAATAAATTATAATTTGTAATATATATGAGTAGTAGGTATCAAAGAAGTGGAATTAAAAAAATATTAGATGGAAGGCTTGTATATCGTCCTAAAATATACCCAAACATTCCGTTTAGGGATGATGATTTATATGTTGCAACGGAATTGGGTGATAGATTAGATACTTTAGCATACGATTTTTATGAAGACTCTACTTTATGGTGGATAATTGCTTCTGCTAATAACATACATGGTGCTAAGTTCGCTTTCGAACCAGGAACTGTATTAAGAATACCACAAAACTATATTCAAATATTAAACAATTTTACTCAATAAAAAATGTGGCCAAGTATATCAAACATTGACGCAAACATTGAAGCTACAATTAAAGGTTATGCAAATAATAATTTAGCAGCATCCCAATTAAATGCATGGATTAGAGCATATTCCGGAGCTAATGAAGGATTAATTCTAGAATCAAATACCGATTTTAAACTATTTGCCGCGGCGGGTGAAGGTAATGCTATTTATGGTAGTTCCGATAGATCAGGAATAATTGGAAAAAATTGGGATGGTGGTGATGTTACATCTGGAGTAGGTAGAGCATTAAGACCATCACCTGTAATTACAACATTTAATTCCAAAGAAGGAAAGGATCAAATATCTAGAACTTGTGATTTTAGTATAACCTGTTTTTCTTTAGAACAATTAGAATTGATACAAACATATTTTATGGAACCTGGATATTCTGTTGCATTAGAATGGGGATGGAATACCGAAAATAGCACTAGAGGTTTAATAAATACATCAGTTAAAAAGTATGGGATACTCAATGCTATTGCAGATGTAACATTAAATAACGGCGCTTTGGCTGGAAAACGGTCTGGAACTAATGGCGAATATGATATATTTTTAGGATTTATAATTGGTTCTACTGTTTCAAATGATGGTGAAAACTTTAAAGTTGATGTAAAATTGAGAGGTGCACCCTCATTACCCACATATCTTCAATCCCATAATAGAATAACTACTAAAAGTTCAGGAACAACTCCAGGTACTCCTACTGCAGATGGGGATAAATCCAAAATTTTATACTCAGATGCAGAATTGGTCACAGAAGGAGATACTGATATTATTGCAGCTGAGCGCAGATTTAAAGCAATGTTTAATGCATTGCCTGCATTTAGACAAACTGAGAGTGTTAAATCTTTAATAAAAAGTACCACTATAAACGATTATATAAATTTTGATCCTGTAATAAGTAAAAAAATTGGAGAGTTTGCAAATAAAAGAGAGGGTATTCTATGGGGTATATTTGGAGCAGCGGAAGTTGAAGTTCAAACCGCTGCTGGTACAGTTGCAGTATCAAAAGAAAAATTATTTTCCAACAATAAATATATTAGGTTTGGACTTGCAGTTGATATTTTAAATAAAATGGGTGAGGTTGATGTTTATGTTGTTGGTGGTAAAGAAGTATCTTTTAAGATAGATATAAATACTACCATAATAGGAGCATTTCCCTATATGTTTTCCACAAAGGCATCTAAATTAGCCATACCTGGAAAAGTTCCTAACTTTAGAGAAAGTTATTTTTTAAATCCGGAAGAAGTTGAACAATATAATTCTGGATACCTATTAACTCCTGGTCTAAACGATGGAAAGCCTCTGGATCCAAGAGGACTTGCTACATTTTCTAATTTTGTAGAAATGGAAAAGGATCTAAATGATTTTGGACTGAAAGAAAAAAAAGGATATTATGGATATTTAAAAAATCTGTATGTAAACTTTGAGATGTTTAAAGAAAAAATTGAACAAAAAAATAAAACAATTAAAGATATACTTTTAGATATTTTAAATGAAATGTCTTCTGCTGTAAACTCATTTTGGAATTTTCAAATAATAGAAGGGGAACTGAAAAAATCTAATGAACAATTAGCTAATGAATTAAGAGAAAGAGCTCCTTATGTGGCTGCACCTGAGAAAAAAACTTTTGATCCATTGGGAGGAGGATTTACCGCTGGTGTTGGATTTACTAATTCATATCTAACTGGTACGGGAAGATTTGGTGGAGCAGGTGTTACTGGTGGTACTGGAGTTGGAGGAGCGGCTGGTGGTACTGGGGTTGGAGGAGCTGCTGGTGCTGGGGGAGTTGGATTGGGAAGATTTGGTGGAGGATTTAATCCAGGTTCGGGTATAAGTCTGACATCGGGTTATTTACCAGGAACACTTACGGCAAATATTGGAGGTGGTGCTACTCCAGCGGAAAGATGGCCACTTCCAGGATTTACATCAGGCGGAACAGGAACTTCTAATTTACAAAAAGCAGGTGATATAGTTTTAACTATTATAGATGAAAACTGGATTGGAGAAATTCCGGATGCTGATAATATAAAAACATTTTTTCATAGTGGGATAGGTTCACCATTCCTTCAATCTTCATTAGATATTTCCATACCAGGAGAACTTGCCAATAAAATTATTTTAGACCGTTTAGGTAGTACAGGACAAACTGATATCAAACCTATTAAAACGGGTACATTATTTAACTCAAAGATAGATTTATTTATAACACGAGTCCAAGCTTCAGGTAATCCAGTGGAAGATACTACTGCTGCAGGAGATGCTGGTGTAACCGAAGGAGATGATCCAGCTGCTAGGAAAACAAAATTAATTGCGCAAGAAGATGCTAAAATTGATGAAAATAAAAGAGAAAGCAAAACTGATTATTTAGCAGGTACTACTATACAAAAAGATTATGATTCTAGTGGGTTTTTAATTAGAACTACTACTATTACAACGGTATCAACAGGAACGGTTAGTAGCACAACTCGTTCATACGTTTATACAAATAGTTCAATTGGAACTGCAACACCTGAAGAGGTTGCGGCAGTTTCAGAAGCTGAACTACAAGCAACTGAAACTAGAATATCATCAAATATAGAAAAAGTAGATGTGGTTCCAAAACCACAATTAAAAGTGTTTCCTGGAATAGCTGCTGAAAACATTAGAAACGAAATTGCTAAGAGTTTCTTTGTATTTTGCTTTGACGATACTGATTTTTTTGAAAAAATGAAAAATTATTATATAGGTGAGGTTAAAAGTGGTTCATTGACACAACCACTTCCTATTAAATATTCATTTACTATATTAGGAAATAGTGGAATACGAAGAGGTGATGTCTTTAGTATTTATGGTATTCCTGAAAAGTATAGAACTAATGGTATATTCCAAGTTACAGAAATAGAACACTCAATGACGAATATGAGATGGGAAACTACTGTTACTGGAGAATATAGACAAATACAATAATAACTGATATGTCAATAAATATTAATCGATATAATAGAATTTTGGATGAGGATACTTCTGATTTTAACAATACTAATATTAAAACCATAATACCATCTCCAACTGATGATGATTATAAAATAGGATACATTCAACGATATTTTATTCAAAAAAGGAATGATGAGTCTGCTTACATATATGAAGTTGAAAAGTACTATTATACTCAAATATTATATAATTCTTTTTTTAAAGGAGTAATACTGAAGTGGAAAATATCAGGAAATAGAGAAGAAGTTAGAGAGATGAACCGAAAATCTGTAAGTTATGCATCTAAGGATATGAAAACACTTCCATTATATCTACCAAATCATTTACAATTTCACAAAGAAAGAGTATAAAATAAGTTTTGAAAAAAAAGGTTATATTTATTCAAAAATAAACTCAAATAAAGTATATGGCAAAAGGTGGTAAGGGTGCTGT